ACCGGCGAACTTCAAGTATTTCTGTTTTGGCTCCGTCCCACCCTAGACGCTCAACAGCGTCAGAAAGACGTAAACCGAAGTCGTTAACGTATGGGTCAATGCGTTTAGCGAGTGCTCGAACGTTATCGGCGAAAGCAAGACGGTGAGCGTCAAGGCCAGCGGCTGCTGTGTCTTTGCCGACTTGTGCCCGGCAACCGAGCCCAATGAGTTTCCCATGCATGTTAAACCGTTCCTGTCTCTCCGCCTAAACACTCGGAGTTCTTCCAGGCTTGACTTGTCAACATTGACAATGCTATCTCGGGAATGTCTGCTTCGTCACTAATTCGACGAAAGTTTGTGAGGTCTAGAATCCATTTGCCTTTCTTGTGACCGGTCTGTCCGACCCTGTCGACTCGTTCTTTATTCACTGAGAACAGTTCCCAGATTGGAGCCAAGAACAGTCGAGGGCCGGTGGGGTCACCGACGTTATCTCTGAGGAGGAAGAACACTGCAGGGAATTGTCTTGCAGCTTTACGGACTGTTAGTTCGTCGACGATGAACAGGTTCTCTTCAATGACACCTGGCAATACGTGCCAGCGGGTCCCGAAGTGCTGATTTTTTTCTTTGACTTCAATGTAGAAACCAGGCACCCAAATATCGATGTCGTCTGTCGAGTTGAAGCGTGTGTAGTTAGTTACCCCAATGCGGTCTGAGACGTATTCTTCGTATTCTTTAGCGTTAGCGAAATCGTGACGTTTTTGCGCTACGGTTCTGGCAGGGCTCATTCTTTCCATCCCTTCAGGAGTTCTTGACCGAACTCCCAGTCCACAACCATGAGGGTTGAGGAGTCAGCTTTACGCCGGTCACCGGAGGCAACTACCAACGCCCATCGATGGTCACCTCCGGCAGCCACTCGTATGCGGCGAACCCATTCAGGAATTTCCCACCTTTTCCTGTGCTTTGCTTCGACAGGGAAAGGCAGTCCGTGGAAATCGTTTGATGGGTTACCGGCTTTGGCTCGATCAGCATCGGGCCAAATTGAACGCAAGCCAACAAGTAGCTCGTTCTCAAATTTTGTGCCTTTTTGTCGAGCTTTGCTCATAACACTATTTTATTAGTGACAATTAGCCGATGAAAGGATGCTAAATGTTACCTCGGCATGCCCATGGTCTCCAGCCGTACAACACGAATATGTGGTGTGCCATCGCTATGTTCTTTTGAGGATCCAAAACCTGATGCCACAGGTAAGTGCCAAAATAGGTGGCCCAAGTGGAGTCATTCAATTGCATGACCCCAAAATCCTGAGAGCCGTTACGATTAACTGGGCTAACCGCTCTAGGGTTCATGCGAGATTCACAGTGGGCAATGCGAATCGCATCCCTACAACTCCAGCTCTTATCTGAGCAGAGCAGTTCGCTAATCTCAATCGATTCGACGGCGGCCGCATGATTTTGTGGTGGCTCGGTGTGTAAGCCAACAAAGTCGAGGAGTAACCATATTGCTAACCACATCAGAGAATTGCCTCCATCGCAGGAGCTAACCATTCGTCAGCGGTGTCGATTGCTTCAGCTACACGACCTCCAGGAACTGTGAGCGTACTGGCAGCTTTCAGCTCCTCGAGGATCCTATCGCTAGCTGACTTCCCAGCTTCGTCGTCATCGAGGCACACCAGAGTGTGCTGGTGATGGTTCAACAAGTCTTTCCAGTTGGGTCTCCAGGTTGCTGCACCACTCGGTAACGCATACCCGGAAGCTATAGATGCGTAGCCGTTTCGGCTTAACCATTTCTCGACACACCAGAGGTCTGATTCTCCTTCGACGAGCACTGCGAGTAACGTTGGTTCGAAATGTCGAACGGTGTATAGCTGCGAAGTGAATGTAGATCCGGTGACTGCGTGCTTAGTTCCGTTGCTCGTGCTGCGAATCTTTACTCCTCTAATAACTCCGGATGCGTCTTTGTGAGGTGTCCATAGTGCCGAGTTGGTGACTTTGACTCCAAAGTCCAGCAGATCTTGAACCTCGAGGAACGGCCATTTGCGTTCCACGAACTGCTTAGCTTTCTGGTATCCCTGGATATTGGCTTCTGGTTCTTCGAGGAAAGTGTCATTAAGATTCTCCATTTGTTTAATGCCTGGGCGGTTCTTTTTGACTTGCATCGGGTCGAATCGTTTATTTGACAACCGTTCGAGAGCTTCGTGATAGCTGATGTTCTTTGCCTGCATGGCGAAGTCGATAACGTCCCCACCTTTGCCGGTCGAGTAGTCATACCAATCCTTTTCGTATATGTGCAGAGAAGGGGTTCGCTCGTCTCTGTTTTGCAGCGACGAGATTTTGCCTTCACGGTTCGGGGATTCGAACCCCAGAATGTTAAGAACGTCCAACATCGTTAACGTTGCTTTTATTTGGTCACGTACGTCAGTGTTAAAACGCATCACATTCCTTTCGGTAGTAGTCGTAGAATTGGGATGCATTCGTCAAGAGAGCTTTCGTCTGCCTCATCACCGACAAGTGCTGGCCCGTCGTGGGTCGAACAGGTCGGGAGGCTGCACCAGCCCATGGATCGGCCAATCTCAGTCCATTTTTGGATGTCATCGGGTTCTAAGTAAAAATTAGGCATATTCCCCTTTTTTGCTCCCCACCAGACGCTCTCTAAGAGCTTTGCAGGATCAGCCCCTGGTGTTGATACCTTGGTTTTGAGTGAGTGTTAGCTCTTTCTGTTTCATTGGACGACTTATCTTCCCGGTGCTCGGATTCCAATAATGCTCAACCCCATCAGGGGCAATGCCTCCGCCGGTTCTTGTTTTCAGAAACTGCATACGAATATCGTTCTGCATGTAGTCACGCATCTTCTGCGAGATGTTCGGATCGAGCGATGGTTTATACATGCCAAGCACATAGTCAGCCGACTCTTCTCCACCAAATTTGCCGTCTGTCAGGTCGAGCGGTCGGTGCCCTGCGTTAGCGTCACCACGCTTAACTTGATGCAGCACTATGACTGCAACGTCGTTCTCCCTGGCGAAGACTTTGAGTGCTCTCGCCATTCCCTGAACAGAGTCCATCTGGTTATCTCCCCAAGTTTTCACTAGCTCGAGATAGTCGATGAGGACCAACCTCGGTCGGGCTCCGAAACGAGACGCATATTGGTTAAGCGTTTCGCTCATGTCACCCAGTCCGAGGTCGGGCTCATCGTCGATGACCAGCAAGGGGAAAGAGTCACTGGTCATTTCGATTGCATCGCATCTACCGTGTTCCCGCATTGTCGACTCGATAGTCGTCGTCGATGTGCCGGTGTAGTTAGATGAGAGCCGCTCCAAGATGTATCTGCCGTCCATTTCAAGACTAAACAGCACCGTTGGAACGTTTGGATTATTGACAGCGACGTTAGTCAGAAACCACGTCTTGCCAACACCCGTCCGGGCAAGCATTATCATTACCTGCCCAGGTGCCATACCACCATTAGTGCGGTCGTCAAAGAACGAGTAACCAATAGGCACCCGAACGATATCCGACGTTGCCCATTTGTATAGCTCGTCCTTCACCTCCGGAAGGACACGCAGCATTAAGGTGTGATCTTGCCTTGAGCAATCAGCCCAGCGTATTCTGCCTGCTTGCCAAGTTTCGTCCAAGCCCATTCGGGTGCAGATGCACCACCGAACTTACTAACCATGAACACTCCTACAGCAAAGTTCTTGGCGTTCTTTAAGGTTTCGTGTGAGATGTCTGGAGAGCCTCCGCCGTTCATCGTTGCTTTAGGCGTATCCCAAACTTTCCAGTTCCCTGGATTGTGATAGAGGGCATCCTCGAGCATCTCAATCATTGTTGAATTTTCGTGAATGTTGGTAGGCGGTCCAGGGTGATGATCGGAACCGGTTTCATTGCCGGTATTTACCGAGCCGGGGATCTGCTGTAAAATTTTCTCAACTGCTGCTTCCTGCGCTTGGATCGCAGTGGGCGCTGGAACAGATTCCAGTTGCCTTACAGGTGGGAGTTGAGATGGATGAAGAGTTTCTGTGCCTCCGGCTGCGTCAAGCAGCGTACACAATACGGTCTCATGAATCTCAGCAAACACTCCGTTACGAACAGCAGCTATTGCTGCGTCACTGTTCACAATGTGAGCTGCCAGCTTCCCGGCAGTTTGACTAATAATGGTCATATCTTTATTCATTGCTTACCTTCCCGTGGGATTGGGTTTTGATTTGTTAATTAACTCTTAAGGGTCGAGCCGTAGGGGCATCGATCCCAGTAATCGCAGTACATTTCACTGCATAGAAATGAAGAGGTGTTTGGTAGGAATGGTCCTCCCTGTTCGATTAATCGGATTAGGTCATTTGCTTGTGATTCAACAGCAGAGATTTGCTGCTTACTTCGGGGATGCCAGAAACGAGAGAACGTGACTGGTTTGCCTGGCGGTAAAGACAGAACGTCGTAAATGAACTCGGGATGTAATTTGCCGAGACCCAGATCGAGAAGTTCAAACGCTTTCAAATAGTAAGACGCTTGAGGTGACTTCATTGGAGAATAGTCAGCAAACTTCTTGGGACCTTTAGCAGTCTTGTGATCGACGATATGCACGACCTTCTTCTTGTCTCTAAGCACAAGATCGATTGTTCCGTGACGTACCCAGTCATCATGCCCCTCCCATGGGAGATCGAATGACAGTTCAGTTTCAATAACTTCGAACCCATCAGGCCAGTACCACTTGTTCTGGTGGTAGGCCACAATCGCTTCAGCGATCTTAGAAGCAGCGATCTCGAAGTCGTACAGAATTTCCGGTTTAGGTGTTTTCAGATGTGGTTTGGCCTCGTCGAAACGCCAATCGAACCTGCTACCGGCCCTATCGATCTCAGTTTGGAACTCGTCGAGCGCAGCCTCAACCCAACGGCGAGGATCGGTATCTATCTCACCAGTTTCACGTCGATGAGAATAGTACTCTTCGTGACCCTTATGAACCGCAGTTCCCATGGCTCTGATCACTCCCGTTGTGTAAGGAATCTTTGGATCCAGTATGTACTCCATTTTCTTGGCACAATCGAGAGCGCTCCCCAGTGTCGATTGCCGCATCTTTCTCACTAGCGGCACCTCTTACTGATCAAGTATTTGACTTGAGCGAGCGTCGCCCCAGTGCTCTTCGAGATGGTTCGCTGCGGTTCACCAGCCCAGTACCGGCGGATTATAGATTCTTGTTGCCGGGCAGAAAGTTCAGCCGCTCGGCGAATATTGGGTGTGTGCTGGTACTCCTTCAAAATTCGGTACACGTAAGTCGGCGAGAACCCAGTTCTCTTCGCTATTTCGTGAGCTGGGAAACCGTTTAAGTGCTCCTCAATTATTTTCCAGACATCTGGTGAAGCCGCACGGAGCACAGACTTACAATGCTCTTCGGTGACCAGCATGGCATTCACGATCTGCTCATGGGAGAAACCCAATTGAGCCAAAGTCATGATGCGGTCGTCTATTCGGCCTGTAGATAAGTCATCGAGCGAGACATGCCGACGATGCAATTGCTTAAGCGATTCAGGGGGCGGTTCGACACCGCCACCAAGAGCTATCGTTATATCTTCACGCCAATGCTGTAGGGTAGTAGTTGAGCGGGGCATCCTTGTCCTTCTCGTGGGAGCCCTTTCGGGGGCTGGGAATCGGGGGCCGTTACAGCGGCCCCTGACTCCTTTTTGTCAGCCCATGTGAAAGGGAAAGTTAGGCAATCTTAGTATTTGGGTGTGACACTAAATTTCTCCAAGCTGCTCCTTCTCTTGTGATCCTATGAACCTCACTACATCGTTGACCTGAGTCAGTATTAAGTTAGGAATCTCGAAGTCGTCGATATGTTTGTAACTTCTGCAT